CAACATTATCTCCTATAGATATGTAAGGTCTATTAGTTCCTTTTCTTATAAACTCATCTACACCTTCACATGGGCCACAATGTTCTAACTCTGGGTCTGGATGTTTTTCAAATCCATGAACCCAATGTCCTTTTGAAGAATCTTTCATTGCATCTAATAGATATTCTGCATCCTTGATATTTTCTTCATCATTTATTAGGTCATCTATTGCTTCTCCAATTGATGTTCTTTGACTTGTAGTCTCTGGAAACAATCCACTCATACACATAAATGGCATTCCAATTGCATCCAATACATCATCCCTAACTGCAACTATGAACACTCTTTCTCTTTTCTGAGGAACTCCATGTTCATGTCCTTTCATAATCTTCCAAGTAACTGAGTATCCTAACTTCTCAAAATCTACAATCATTTTGTTAAGATGGTCTCTTGCATAATCCATTGATAAACCTTTTACATTCTCACATACAATAACTTTAGGCATTACTTCTTCTGCAATCCTAATCATTTCCCATGTAAGGTCTTCTATGTTTTGTTGTTTCATTCCATATGCAATTTTTTCTTGATTCCATCCTTCTCTTTTTTTACCAGCCATTGAAAATGGTGGACATGGTGGAGAACCATCCATGATATCCAATTCACCTTTTTGTAATCCAGTCATTTCTAAAATGTCTTTACCAGTAACTTCTTTAATATCTTTACACTCATGAACTGTATTAGGGAAATTCTCAAGATAAGTATCAACATGAATCTGTTGGAACTCATTCATATACTTTACATCACCACCAGCAAGTTTATATGCACAAGAACTTCCACCACCACCAGCAAAGAAGGTAATGTAATTGAACTCTTTTTTTGCAGAGTTCTTATGTAAATCATCTAGTGTATATTGAAAATAACTCATCTTTCATTTACCCATAAATCTGGGAATGGTATTGCTTGATACATTCTACCATCTAAACTCCAATCATAATTTGTTTTTGTTTCTCCAAAATAAATTGATTCTGGAAAAATATCAAATGCAACTGTAACTCTTGGTTTATCTCCAAGCCATGGAGAAGATGCATGTTCAAATCCACTTGCAGAGTATATCATCATATCATCATAGTCTTGATGTACAACCCATTCACTCTCTGGTTGTTCTGGGCCTAATCTATAAGTAGTAGTTGAAGGTTCAACATTTGCACAATAGAAACCATGATAGATGTGTGGATGCATCTCATCAATATGTTTATGAAAAGGTATATGGTCATACCCTACATCATTTTCTCTTTTACAATATACATTAAACCATCCATGTATATAATAAGACTCTTCTGCCTCTCTTACTTGAGGATTACTGTAAAACATTCTATTTAATGTCCAGTAAATATCTGCAAATGGTCTTAGTCCAAATGTAAATGGATTGTATGTATAAAAGTCTTGAGTTTCTTTTGTAGATAAATGATGTTGATGCATATGTTCCATATTGGACATATCTGCACCTTCTTTAGATGCACGAACATATGCACGAAGATTATCACTAAACTGATTTGGTGTTGCAACCCCATCTTCATTATGTGCAAAGAAAGGATGGTCTTCATGTTTAATACACCAATCAGTTATAAACTCATGGTCTATTCCACAATCTTTCTTTATAAAAAAATCAGAACTCTTTAGTTCCACTTCTATCCTCATATTCTAAGCAGACAATAACTTTATCGTTTTGTCTAGTTCCATTTTCATACAGATGTGTATACATTGTATCTGCACCTACTTTAATACCAGTTTTATGTCCATGCCAATATGCAATTGCAACTACTATTGATACTAGTATATATAGCCCTATAGTTATTTCCATCTGCATTCCATCATTAGTTCAGTTAGACATGCAACTGTATTGACTTCTTGGTCAACTACAAATGCAGACTTGTAACTGTAGTCTGCAATAATTATAACTGCTTGTGGAATACTTTGTGGTTCTAGGACATCATAAAGTTTATCATAGATGTTTCTGAATAATCTCACTGGGTCATTATCCACATTTTGTGCAACCCATTTTCTCATGTCTGTAAATCTTTTTGTTTTGATATGAGATAACAATTCATTGATACTTTCATCTGCAATATTAGACAAGATACCTACATCTATACTACCACTTACTGAGTATCTTTGCAGTTCATTGATGGTTCTACGAAAGTCTGGGAAGTGTCTCATTACCAGTTCTTGTAAAACTTCTGAGTTCCACTTCACACCTTCTGCATCAAGTATCATCATAAGTCTTGCCATGAATACAGATGCAAGTCTTGGTCTTTCAGTTGGTGGTATTTTAAAATCAATAACAGTACATCTTGAATGCAAAGGTGCAATCAATCTGTTCTTATAATTACATGTAAATATAAATCTACAGTTTTTATGAAACTCTTCTATGAATCCACGAAGTGCTGGTTGGGTTGATTGTGCATTCAGATAGTCAGCCTCATCGAGGATAACTACTTTGTTTCCACCTTGTAGGGAAACTGTAGATGCAAAGTTTTTGATTTTGGTTCTAAGGACATCGATTCCAGATTCTTCTGAACCATTGATTAAGATATAATCACATCCATGCATTTCACATAATGCTTTTGCAACTGTAGTCTTACCAGTACCAGCAGTACCACTAAGAATCATGTTTGGGATTTCATCTTCGATATCAAAAAATGTTTGTTTGATATCTGCTGGAAGAACACAATCTTCTATGTTTCTAGGTCTATACTTTTCTACCCATAAAAATTCATCACTCATATTTTCACCACTTCATTATAAATCGAGAGTTCATAATCCCACCATCATGAACCGAGTCAATCCCCAAGAGAGAGAACAGATTGACACCCTTGAATACCAATGTCTGATACCTACAAAAGTATTTATTAAGAACCAAAGACTGAATCTGGTTCTAATGCAATAAAATACTCAAGTCCTTTGTTTTTTGCAACAAAATGTGAAAGGCCTTTTGAAGACACATAAACTGTATATTCATCCTTCACGACTTTGATGTTTTCCATCTTAAAGTTCATTGAGTATGTTTGTCCATCACCATCCATGATAACTTCACTAAAGTTATTTGTGGTTGGATTCTTTTTATCTCTAACAGTCAATGTAACTACTGTTCCATTACTTTCCAATACTAAGTCTGGAAGAGATAGAACTGCACTTGCTTTCTGTAATTTAGATAACAACTCAGTTGAGATATCAAACACAATCTCTGGATTGGGCATAGTGATATCCTTCTCTGGTGGTGCAATAATCATTGAAGATTCTGCATAGTTGTATGTTGCACTTGCACCATTACCACTAATGTTTACAGAGTTATCACCAAACTCAAACTCTGCATCAGAACCCAACAACGAAATTGTTGCAAGGAACTCTGGCAAATCATAAACAGAAAACTCACTTGTAAAGTTGTCTTCTACTGTTGCTTTACCAAAGATATTTTTCATAGGTGAAATCGTTTTGATTTCATTACCTATATTAACTGTAATACCATTATTGATACTACTAAAGTTCTGTAGAACTTCAAGTGTGTTTCCACTTATTTTCATAATATACTCCGATTATTCACTCTTATTACTCACTTCTAAATCATGCACATAAAGAGCAAATAGTGCATAGTGTAAAACTTTCATTAAGTCTGCACGATTGTATCCATTCTTTTTTCCATACCTTTGTGCATACTTCAAGATGTTACCCATGCAGAAACCTTCTCCATGACCACCATCTATAATAAATTCTGTTGCTTGATATTTGTTCTGAGAGTAATGTTGTTTATATGTGTTATCTACATAGTCCTTAAACTGATTAATCAGTTCATCTTCTTTGTATTTGTATTCTATTTTTTCAGACATATAACTATTTTACCACCGAACTCATATTTGTCAACCTTGATTATGTCGTGGGTCTTGTTGTTGTTTAATCCACTCCTCAAGTTTTTTAGCTTGTTCCTTTATTTTTTCAGATTGGTCTTTGATTCTTTTTTCTTGGAATCTTAATCTTTGATGTTGTTGTGGTTGACTCATTTTTAGTTTTCCTTATTTGTAAAAAATGTGTTCGTTAATTGTTACAGTTTCATTTAATGAATCTGCCCAGTATGGATTTACATATACAGAATGATAATGTGTTGCACCCTCAGTGATATCTCCATATGCACCCTGTAATATGTTTCTTGCAAGTGTTAAACATTGTAACCAAGTTTTTGAATCCTCTGGGTCATCTGACTTACCATCACAAAACCAAGAGAACTGACACTGGTGTCTTACAGGCATCATATTACCTTTCCAGTTTTCCTTCCACTTTGCTTGATAAACTACACCACAAATGGATGTTGGGTAGTTCATGTGTTCTGTTCTATTAATTACAACTTGTGAAACTGCAATCTTACCAGCAAGTGGTTGATTACCAGCCTCAAAGTACATGTTTTGTGCAAGACAAAATGCTTCGTTGTTTGGGTCTGATGCATTTGCTTTACTTGACATCATACCAATACAAAATCCTAGTACAAACATGCACATGTATTTTATAGCCTTTTTATGAGTTTTATATTTTATATCCATGAGTACCCCATATCCAATAAGTTTTTTTGTTGTTCAATTGCATCATCAATTTCAATCTTACTAACTGAAATCATTGCACCATTTGTATTTGTAATTTCAACATAATCATCTTCTATATTGAAAGTTACTGAATGACCTTCATTATGAAGTGTCCCTTTAAAAACCATGTTTGGATGTTCTCTACATTTCATGGTATCGTGGAATTGTTTTTTATTCATATTACCATCCTTTTATTATATTTGCCATAATTAATATTGCACATAGAACATTAACTAAAAGTATTAATGACCTAATTATTCCAACGATATTGTCGTTAGTAGGGTCATATCCATCTTGTTCACTATAAGACCCTAGTGCATGTTTCCAAATTGTCCAAAACTTATTCACAGCAAACCCATCGCGATGAT